GGAACATAAAAGCCTTTTTTTTCGCCCAAATCGGTGTTGGTATTTAAATTTAATGTAGCTTTATTTGTACCAGAATCTACTTTGAATATACGGGTGCTTTCTTTGACAGAATGATTTGAAGCATTTATAGCAGAACTTGAAATATCGAAAAATATTTTAGTAGCGTTTGCTGTAAAAATTTCTGTTATTAAATTATTCCGTCTTTCTTCTTTGTTTCTTTCCAAAGTTTCTCCAGAACCTGATAAATTATTAAACCATGTAGTGGGGATAGCCGATGTGGAGACTGTATCGCTACCCGATAAATCAATAGATTTAATAGCCAATACATCAGCAATTTCTACACCAGCATATGGTGAAAATTGAAAAGCAATTGTATTATTACTTTTTTTAAATGCGCCCCCAATTACAGCTAAAATATCATCTAATTTTGAAGTATCAAGAGAACTTCCAGATAAATATGCAAAATTGGTAGTATTATTTGTCATAGTTGAATGAGTTGCCCTACCTTCGATATACCTATTCCAAGTATAATTATTTGATAGCCTTGAATCACTAACTTTGCATCCACTAATTTCTAAAATACCACCAGATATATTTGGATTTGTTCCATTTGTTGTTCCTGGATTCCAATATTCTGAAATTCTATAATATATTTGTTTAGCAACACAATTTTTAAATATATATTTGTTATAAGATTTATGACTTTTTGAATTAGAACCATCGGAATCACTACCTATTGGTGGATAAAGTATGGCAGCTGTAGTTGGGTCGGTATTTCTTGCTTCAAAATCATTTTGTCTATTTAAACCATCTGGTAATAATTTCTTATTTGAATTTACCAAACAGTTTTCAAATTCCCACCAACCCACAAGATTGATGCCTAGGAAATGTGTGTTTGCTAAACAATTTAAAAATTTACCTCTACCAGATGTACCACCTGCAAATGCTCCCTGATAATCAGTAATTGTTGATTGAATACATTTTATTTGACATTTCTCTACCATAAATAAGTTTTTTGTTTCACTGGTAACATTGCCATTTATCATTGGTCTTCCACCACCATAGGTTCCGAAATATCTCATACCAACATTTATATGTCCAAACATATATCCGGTGAACCGCATGTGGTACAGCGGTGAATGAATATTTATAGAATTTGTTTCTGCGTCTATTATTAAATTTTTTACAGTTATACCATATGGGTCTTCATTGGGTGGTATTTCTATTAAATTGTTATTTTCATCTATATCTTTTATGTAGTCGAACCATTGCGGTACATCTTGTCTATAATAAGTATATTGTCCCTTATACCCACCACTATCATTTAAACTATGATACCATTGTCTATAACTCCATTGATGTGGTGCTGCGATTAAACCAGAAAATTCAATAACCGCGTTTTTTGTTAATGTTATAGTGTAACCGTTTCCATCAAATACCAAACTTTGTCTTGCAAAAATAACTATTTGATTTTCAATATCCCAATTTAAATCACCAGAAAGAACAATTTTACTGGCTAAAATATCGACGTTAGGATTAGCGACCATTGAACCAACATTTTCATTATTAGCTCCTGTCATCCATTGCAATGCTGCACTGTTTGTCCTATAACCCGGAAGTATAGGTTGTCCTTTTGAAGCATACCATGTATTTAAATCTAATTCTGGAGAGTTAGCATCATAAAGAATTGTATAAACCTTTGCCATTATATATTTTTTTATATATTTTAAATTTTTATATAATTTTTTAAAAAAAATTATATAAAAATTTATAAATATTTTAACAGTTCATATATTATAAATGTGCTAAATGTAAATAATAAACCACCCCAACACATATCAATTATTGAAAATTTTAGTGTCCAATTTGCCAGGGTTGCATAATTTGTAAAATCATAAACACCGTAAATAAAAAAACCCAATAGAAATGCATCCTGGAGAGATTTTTTATCTTTTATTATAAAATGATACATTCCTAAAATTAATAGAACATATGCTAAAACAGCGCCGGATAATCGAAATTTTAAAGGTGATTTTTGAACATTCAAAAAGTAAATATTAAAATCATTCTTTCTTAAATATAAATATGTAACATCTATTACCAATAATACTACAGCAGTAACAAATAATTCCTTAAATTCTTGTCTTTGAAGCATTTAATATTTTATTAGAAATTAAATTATTATTATTTCAATGTCGTTGTGTGTATCAATGTGTGTATCAATGTGTGTATCAATGTGTGTATCAATATTTGTAATAGTTAATTGTTTATTGTATAATAACCATAAAAATAACATAGTTACGTGAGATAAAACAGGTGGTATAACAGAATAAATAAATATATAATTATTTGATAATATAGAATAAACAAAATAAAGTATGTCGCTAATAATTGCAATGAATAAAAAATATATATTTATATCTCGCACCTTTTTTGTTTTAATCATTTGAATTATTTGCGGGGTTAAAGATATTGCACCTATAAAAATAGCACTATATCCAATTATATCTATTAACATTTAAAATTTATATATTATAAAAATTTTATAAAAATTTTAATCGATTAGAAAATTAGAATACCCATAAAACATAGCTATACATGTATTCATATGCCACAAAGCATGAAATTGAGCGTTTCCGATATATTTGCAAAAGGTTTGGTCTATAAACCAAAATATAGAAGCGAAAAGAAAGAAAAAAACATACAACGATGATAAAATTTTTTGAGGAAATGATTTTTTTTTATAATAAACTTTATAAACAATTGTTAATTGCATTCCCGAAAAAGTAGAGAGAAAAATGAAAAAATTTTCATTTAACATTAAATAAACACCAACGATTGGTGGTAAGAATATATAATTTAATCTTTTATCTAAAAGTTTTAAAGTTTCAAACGATAAAATTAATAAAGACGATTCGTCTAAAAGTTGTGCGTAATTTCTCAATGTTCCATGCATTAACATTGTTGAAAACCCTAATAGAACCATACAAATACCAATATTTCTAATTTTTGTAAATAAAAATATTATACCAACAAAAATATAAGGTATCGCGCTAATTGTATTGTTATATTCTGCAATCCAGAAAATTTTATCATATTTTTTTTCACAAAAACTAACACTTGTATCTGGCGTTCCCCAATAATATTGCATTACTTATAAAATATTGTTTAAAACTCTAAATATATTTAATAAATAATTTTATATAATTTATCGAATTACAATAATTTGAGGATTGACAATTTCTGTATCTACTGTTTGTAAAGGTAATATATAAGCGGACCGTCTTCTAATTCTTAAAATATAACATTCTAAAATTCCACATATAATTATTATTATGCAAAATGCAAACAAAAGGACTGTAAATCCCATAAAAATGATTGTGGTTATATCCATATTAAACATATTTATGAATTATTTATTAAATATTTTTAATAAATTGTTTTCCAATATTCGATGAACTCTTCCCATGTGATAGTTGATGAATTGTCTTTGTCCAAACATTTAAAAAAATCTTGTAATTCGGCGGGGGATAATGGGTAGTTAAGAGCGATAGCCAATGTTGAAAGTTCTTTTTTATCAATTGTATTGTTTTTGTTTTTATCAAACTGATTAAATATTTGCTTGATTCTCGCAATTTCTGTCAAATCTGTCATTTTATAAATTATCGTTAAGTTATTAAATATGTTTCGTTAATAAATCCATAAACATTTTTTTTTATTTTCTGCGCGTTTTTTTCTCAAGACTATTTTATCTTTTTTTTGTTTTGATAAGCAATTATTACATTTTTTTTGATTATTTGGTAAATTTTTTACTGGGTTTTTACATCTTGAACATCGTTGTAAGTTGGAAAGTTCTTCAGGTGTATAGATATTTTCAAATTTTTTATGTAGTTTGCAATAATTTTTATTTAGAATAGCCTTAAATATACAAGGAGTGTTATCTGCTCTATTCCATTTACATATTTCTTTCGGTTCATCTTTTTTTTCATCTTTTTTTTCACTATTGTGATTAGATATCATCATAAACAATATTATATTAATTATAATATTGTTTTTATATCAATTTTATGTATATGCTACATACTACAACTTAATTCGAGTATGCTAAACCGCCCATACCACTCATGACACGAAGGACATTGTAGTTGGTGGCGTAGACGCGGACTTTGGCAGTAGAGGCACCAGAGATGGCAGCAGCAGAGACAACCAATTGAAGAGTGGCGTTATCAATTCTGGAGAAATTGCAAGTTCCCGATGGTTGGTGTTCTTCGGGGCGAAGGGCAAAGGAGTAGACATTGATACCGGTGTCTGGGTGTCTGGTGTGGTGTTGGAAAGGTTGGACGAGGTCGAAGTAGGTACCTTCACGCTCGGAGAATCTGTCTTGACCGTTAAGCTGGAGCTTGGCGGTAACAACAGGGTTTTCACCCCAACAGTGCATGTTGAGGGCAGTCTCGGCCAAGACGAAAGCACCGGCGTCAGAGACACCGTTGTTTTGTGATGCTTTGAATGTACCAGAGACACCAGCAACAGCAGCTGCGGACATATCGGAAGTACCAGCTAAATCGCCTGAAGTAGGGTCAGCGAAGAGACCAGAAGCATCGATGACACCATTGTTAGCAGCACCAAGCTGTGCGACAGAAGAGAAAGCACGAATGGAGTTTGGCAGGGCATCGACAGCATCGGTGTAATTAAATGGCTGGGCGCCAAGAGCAGCATTCAAAACTTCAGATGAGACGAAAGAGTCACAGTAGCTCACATTGGTATCTGGTTGAACAACCCAGATAATTTCCTTACATGGGTGATTGAAATTCAACTTAACTTTATTACTAGAGGAACCAATGGATTCATCCCCAGTGAATTGAAGTTGTTCAATGAGGTATTCGTGTGGGTTTTGTGCCATTCGTCGGCGTTCATCGGTATCGAGGAAAACATAGTCGACGTATAAAGAAGCAGCAACCAAAGATTTGCTGTATGCTTTTGTTTCCTTTACATTATCACTACCGCCGGCGTTAATACTTTTTACAGCCCAGAGACATTCATCCATAGGGCGAATTTCAATATTAATCTTAACTTCGTGGTATTGAAGAGCAATCAATGGAAGTGCCAATCCGGGATTACGACAGAACCAAAACTCAAGTGGAATGTAGAGAGTGGTCTCTGGAAGAGCTTGACGAGGAGCACAAGTCGCATTAGGAACATCGGACGCGGAACAAGCGGTTGCGACCTTTGCAAACAACGGGTCAGTCAAGTAGGTAAGTTGTGTGGTGTTACCAATCATTTTGTGGAAACCAGCTTCTTGTTCAGAAGTCAGGGTTAATTGGTTCCAGAGGTGCATCCAGTCACCGTACTGTTTGTCGATGCGCTGACCACCAATCTCGACTTCGACTTGCGAGATGAGTTGGTGTCCGGGGTTGTCTAACCAACGAGCATAGACACCACTGGCAGCTGTAGCGTCACTCTGGTTAATTTCAGGGAGCGTAACTTGAAGGTAAGTTCTGTAGGCTAAATCACCGTTTCTCGAAACAGTGCATTGGACTCTGCGGCCAAAATCAGCCTGTCCGTTAAAAGTTTGTTCAATAGATTCCATAGCAAAGTTAGTGTGACGTCTGTAAGTTACCTTCCAGAAAGTGATTTGTGGGTTACCCGTAAGATAAACATCTTGGGCACCGTAAGCTACTAGTTGCATTAATCCTCCTCCCATATTATTATAATATCCCTAAAGAAAAAAAAATTTTTAATTAACATTAATTAATTTAAAATTTTTTAAAGAATAATTTTTAATTTTTAAATAAATTTGTCTTGATAAATCGTTTCAAATATTCATCGGAAAAAACTTCTTTTTTTCCTTCATGGTTTTTTGAAAATAAAAATCTTTT